AAGGTGCAGTTATTGATTACAAAGAAGAAGTAATGGGCAGTCAGTTTGTGATTACTAATCCCAATGCTCAATCAACCTGTGGCTGCGGTAGCAGTTTTTCTGTATGAAACAATATCGTGTAACCTACAAAGTAGATGTTGACGGAGAGGCCGATTGCGTCCTAGATCCTAACGATCCTCTTTACAAAATGAAAGAAGATATGTTTTTAGGTAGTGTTCCTGGCATTGATGTTTATGAAGTCTACCCAGAAAAAAACAGTATTGACTCAGACGAAAAGACTAATCCTTTTAGTAAAGTATGAGAGCTTCAGAATTTGTAGTTGAAAGAAAAAAACGTAGGCGTAGACCTAGGTATGCAGCCTACGGTCCTGGCCCCTACGGCGGCTACGGATACTATGCTGGCTACAGTGGCGACTCAGGTGGAGGCGACGGTGGAGGTGGGGGCGAAAGCATTGAGAATGAAGATGCCATGATGGGCAAGATTGAAGACGGCGGAAAAATTGTTCGCATATTAAAGAAAGCACACACTGTACCTTTTAGCGATGAAAAAAACTGGCTGTTGATCGACACCGATCCTGCCAAAGGCAACAAAGGACTTGGACTTAAATGGGTTCCAGCAAGTACTAGATTTGAATGGGTAAGACCTTATAGAGATAATATAGATGAAAACTTTGCCGATGGTAAGAAGCCCGGACGCAAAGGTTTAGCCAAACGCAGTGGCGTTAATACCAAAGCCAGTGTAAGTAGCCTACGAAAGACAGCCAAGAATAGTTCGGGTGAAAAAGCTCGCATGGCGCACTGGTTGGCTAACATGAAAGCTGGCCGTGCAAAAAAGAATAAATAGCATACAATGAAAATTAGAGAGATATTAGAATCAGCCACAGCAGGTGCAACCAGTGCTGGCAATGTTGCTGTGGGTGCGGTTTACAAGAACAAGCCGGGAAAAACACCCAAAAACCGTGATGGTACTGCCAAAAACGCTCTAGATCTCAAGGGCACCGGACTGCTTACTGGCGGGTCTTTGGTAAAAAGATAAATACAATACGACTTTAAAAGTTAAGGAACTTATAAAATGGACTTCAAATCACTCATCAGCAAACTAGACAGCATGGAAGCACCACCAAAAACGCCTGCTGCACCAATCATCGATAAAGCTGTGCAGCTCAATGAAGATGCACAACTTCGTGTTCTAGCTGGACAAACTTCTTATATTACAGAAGCTGCCAAAAAGAAAGACGAAGACAAAAAGAAAGCAGACAAAGAAGACGTCAAAGAAGAAATGAAAGTTGGCGACAAGAAAGCCAGTTCAACTGGCGGCACCATCGAAAAAACTGCAACCGGAGTCAAGCACACAGCTGGCAAGAACTATGGTGGCAGCAAAGCTGAAGTTGATGATGACGAAGATGACAAGCCCAAAAAGAAAGCCAAGAAAGAAGGCTTAGAGCCTGAATTCAAAAGCAGATTCATGAAGATGGTAGAAGCCAAGAAAGAAGAAGCTGACAAGAAAAAGAAAATGGCCAAGAAAGAAAAGATGGAAGAAGGCTCAAAGCCTGACTTCCTAGATCTTGACAAAGACGGTGACAAAAAAGAGCCAATGAAAAGTGCAGCCGGCGACAAAGGCAGTGACAAGAAAGATGGCAAGAAAGGCATGAGTGCTGCTCAAGCCAAATACTTCGGTAAAAAAGAATCTGTTGAAGAAGCCGCTGAAATGAAAACCGGTGACAAGAAAGCCAGTTCAACTGGCGGCACTATTGAAAAAACTGCTACTGGAGTCAAGCACACAGCTGGCAAGAATTACAGCGGCAAGGCAGCAGAAGCTGACAAAAAGAAAACTGACGAAAGCAAGATGATGCCCAAAGGCAAGAAAAAGCCTGTGAAAGAATCAGTTGAATCCAAACTTACTTTTAAAGAAATGATCATGTTGGTTCAAGAAAGTGGTGGACAACAACAGATAGATGCTGTGGATCAAGAATTGTTTGCATGGGCGCAACGTGTGGCCGGCAACAAATTTCAAGAAAGCACCAAAGCAGAAGTGTACGCAGGATTGGTATACGAGCGCATGGGCGGTAGATTTGAAATGTATGATGTATTGAGCGAAGATCAACAGTAATACATTCAAAGTATCAAGAAAAGCCGGCAATTAGGTTGACCGGCTTTTTCTTTGACTATATAATAGTTGAACAGGAGAAAATCAATGTCGACAAGAATGTACGGACCAGAAGAAAAGGCCAAACTAGAAAGACTGATCAACGAAGGTGGAAATGTTCTACGCGAAGTAGAAGATCTCAAAGAAGGTCTCAAAGAAACAGTCAAAGCTGTGGCAGAAGAACTGCAGATCAAGCCCAGCATTATCAACAAGGCAATAAGCATTGCTCACAAAGATAATTGGAAAGACCATGAACAAGAATGGAATGACATCGAAATGATTCTTGGTGTGGCCAAACGGTTGCCTGAATGACCAGTACCATATTTGCACCAACCATACAATGGATCAAGGATGACTTTAAATCTAACAGAATTCGCTTTGCTGTTGAGTTGTTTGCTTGGGCTATTAGTGTTGGTTGCAGTATTACTATGGCGGTCACAGTCCCCACTCCACCGCTTCTTGCTCTTTATCCCATTTGGATCGCTGGCTGTGCTATGTATGCTTGGGCTAGTTGGACTCGGAAATCTTTTGGCATGTTGGCTAACTATCTACTGTTGACCACAATAGACACAGTAGGTCTAGTGAGAATGCTAAGTAATTAATATAGATGGTAGGCTGGGCCACAAACCGCACATTGGTATTTGCAAGCCGTAAATTGCATAGGAGAAAAATTTGAGTTATGTAGACGCTTTCTATGACAGAGAGCAGGATACGATTCATGTTGTTGAAAGAGACGACAAGGGTCAAAGACAGTTTAAAGATTATCCTGCACGTCATTTATTTTACTTTCCCGACCCCAAGGGCAAGTTTACTTCAATTTATGGACAGCCGTTGTCCAGGGTTAGTTCCAAGAATGTCAAAGAGCATCGCAAGGAACTGGCAATACATTCAAATAAAAAACTATTTGAAAGCGATATCAATCCCACATATCGTTGTCTTGAAGATCATTATCTCAATCAGGATGCTCCTAAACTAAATGTTGCATGGTTCGACATTGAAGTGGACTTCGATCCAGAACGAGGTTATGCCAGCCCCGATGATGCTTTTATGCCTATCACTGCCATTGCAGTGCATCTTCAATGGTTGGATACCATGGTGTGTCTCGCTATACCGCCAAAAACAATCAGCATGGCCGAAGCTGAAAAACAGGTTGCGGATTTCCCCAACACCATGTTGTTTTCTACAGAATCAGAAATGTTGGATACATTTTTGAATCTCATCGAAGATGCAGATGTGCTGAGTGGTTGGAATTCAGAGGGATTTGATATTCCTTATACTGTGAATCGCGTGACCAAGGTATTGAGCAAAGAAGACACTCGTAGATTCTGTTTGTGGAATCAGTTTCCCAAGAAGCGTGAATATGAAAAGTACGGCAAGGCTGCTGTGACCTATGACCTAATTGGTCGTGTGCATCTAGACAGTCTCGAACTTTATCGAAAATACACATATGAAGAACGTCACACATACAGGCTTGATGCCATTGCAGAATACGAACTGGGTAAACGCAAAACACAATACGAAGGCACACTGGATCAGTTGTACAACAATGACTTTCGAACATTCATTGAATACAACATCAACGACTGTAAACTACTTGATGATCTAGACAAGAAATTAAAGTTCATGGCTCTTGCTAACACACTGGCACATGAATGTACTGTGTTGCTACAAACCACAATGGGTGCTGTGGCTGTGACTGAACAGGCTATTATTAACGAAGCTCACAAGCGTGGATTCATCGTGCCTAACAGAGTCAGTCGAGAAGAAGGATTCAGTAATCAAGCGGCCGGTGCCTATGTGGCATATCCCAAGAAAGGTATTCATGAATGGATCGGTTCACTAGACATTAACTCATTGTATCCGTCGGCCATTCGTGCCTTGAACATGGGGCCAGAAACCATCGTGGGACAACTGAGACAAGACGGCACCAAAGATTATATTGCTGCGGAAATGGCCAAAGGTAGATCGTTTGCCTCGGCCTGGGAGGGGATATTTGGATCCCTGGAATACACTGCCGTAATGAACAGAGATGTAGGCAGAGAAATAGCCATTGATTGGGAAGACGGACGATCAGATACTTTAAGTGCGGCCCAAGCCTATGATTTAATTTTTGAAAGCAATCAGCCTTGGATGCTGTCAGCCAATGGCACAATTTTTTCCTACGAGAAGGAAGGCATTATTCCTGGTCTGCTCAAGCGTTGGTATGCTGAACGCAAAGACATGCAGGCCAAACTCAAAGAGTGTATTGCGGCTGGTAACAAGATTGAAGAAGAATACTGGGACAAGCGACAGCTGGTAAAGAAGATTAACTTGAACAGTTTGTATGGCGCTATCTTGAATCCGGGCT